TGAACGCCTCAATCAGCGGCGCCTGTTCCAGATAGTGTGCAATCTGGTCTACCGGCAGCGCGTCCATCTTGGCTTTCAGTGCGCGGTCTACCGCGCCTGTCATCACAGGACAAATGGGCTTGGCCGCACACCACTTGCAATGGTCGCCTGACGCCAACGGCGCGTCTGGGCGCATGGCAATCTTAACGGCGGCGGCAAGTTCTTTCTCAAACGCGTCAACGCGTGCAAGGTCAGTCACCCACCGCTTGACGAACGGTGGTTGTACAATGATTAGTTCGACTTCTTTTGCGCCCTCGAAAGCCCAAGCCGTATCCGCCGTGCGTTTAGCCGCCGCAGCGTAGAAGAGTAGCTGGCTGTTTTCCTCGACTTCGACAGCCACGCCATCGCCAAACTTCCAATCCAGAACGACCGCTCGATCACCCATGCGACCAAGAAGATCGGTAGAACCAAAAACGTCAGGCAGAAAATCACCAAAACCAACCCGGCTTTCAACCGCATATTCCATCTCCCCCTTGGGGTCTATCTCGTCCAGCGCACGCAGCGCGGGTATCAGCTTGTCATCAACCAGTGCTTCAGTCAGCACGGTCTTCTCATAGGTGGTGCCGACCATGCTGTACGGATCAAGGTCACGCTCTAATATGGTGGCTATAGTGTCATGCAGGAGCGTGCCTTCGTCGGCGTAGCTGCTGCTGGGCTTCGGCGGTACGGTGTCCACCAGCGCCACGCTGCCGGGGCAGGCGATGACGCGTTTGGCGGTAGAGCCGCCGACTATCTTACTATGCTGCATACTGAACCTTCCTTTACTGTTTGAGTAGCCGGTATACTCTGCAACATTTTTTAATGCAATGCTTGAAATGCAAAAAATTTTGGAGTAGCGTTTTGGCATGACTGAGAAAGAGATAGAGCGGTACTTCTGTAAACGTGTGCGGGCAGCCGGCGGCTTTGCCTATAAGTTTCGCAGCGTTACGCAGATCGGTGTGGCCGACCGCATAGCATGTATGCCTAACGGCGAGGCTTGGTTCGTGGAACTGAAGCAGCCTAACGGTAGGCTGTCTGCGTTGCAGCGTATCTTTTCTGATGAGATGGCGCACACCAAGCAGCATTACGCCTGCCTGTGGTCAGTAGAGGATGTGGACACATGGCTCAAACGCTTCAGCTAAGGCCGTACCAACAGCAGGCGGCGACGTTCCTGTACGAACGCGACCGCGCCATGATCCTTGCGCCTGTCGGCGCGGGCAAGACTGCCATTACCTTGACGGCGATGGATGAGATGCTGCGCGACGGCCATGTCAAACGCTGGCTGGTGGTAGCGCCGAAGCGCGTCTGCACGGATGTGTGGCCGGTGGAAGCGCCGAAATGGTCTGGCGTCGCTCCTGCGCTGGCTGTCGGCACGCCAGCGCAAAGGGTGGATGCGTTGCGGAGCGACGCCAGTGTGGTCGTCATTAACTATGACAACCTAGATAAGCTAGAGGATTTATCGGGCTTCGACGGAATTGTGTTCGACGAACTGACACGGCTGAAGAACCCTAGCGGCAAACGCTTCAAGTCGCTGGAAAAGCTGCTGGCTAACGTCAAGGTGCGCTGGGGTTTGACAGGTTCGTTCACGTCGAACGGCCTTGAGGATGTCTTCGGCCAGTGCAAGATCATCGACCAAGGGCTGCTGGGCCGCGCCAAGGGTGCGTTCATGCAACAGTATTTCATCTGCATCAACCGCGACTTCGGCCAATGGGTTCCGGCAGCCGGTGGGTTGGAGCAAGTCATGGCGCGGATCAAACCGGCGACGTTCGTGCTGGAGCCGGGCGAATATAAGGACAAGCTGCCGCCGTGCCATGTCACGGAGGTGCGCGTCGCGCTGGATGACCGCAAGCCATACGAAAAGATGAAGCGCGAGTATGTCGTGCGCTTCGGCGATGACCAGATCGTAGCGCAGAACGCAGCGTCGGTGACAACCAAGCTGCAACAGATGGCGTCAGGCTTCGTCTACAACCGCGACGCAGGCACGCCGTCCATCTGGTTCAGCAGCCACAAGTTCGACCGGCTGGAAGAGTTGCTGGCGGAGAACCAGCGGGCCAACACCATAGTCGCGTACACCTATCAGGAAGAGTTGGCGGAACTGAAGCGCCGCTTCCCGCACGCGCAGACAATGGACGACGACAATGTCATCGAACGCTGGAACCGCGGTGAGGTCGAGTTGCTGCTGGCGCATCCTAAGTCCGCAGGGCATGGCCTAAACCTACAGCATGGCGGATGCCACATGGTGTTCCTGTCGCTGCCGTGGTCGCTGGAACTTTACGAACAGACGGTCGGACGCCTGCACCGCAGCGGTCAGACCAAGGATGTCTGGGTCTATGTAATGCTGACTGAAAAGAGTATTGACGAACGCATATGGGCGGCGCTGCACGACAAGCGTGCGGTGTCCGACATAGCCTTAGAGGAATTGAAAAATGAGTAAACTAAACTGGCGGTCGATGATTGCCGTGCTGTCCGACCTTACGGAAGGCGAACTAAAGGATGCGCTGGACGCGGAACTGAAGACGCACAAGCGCCCGGCCATCGCCCGGCGGTTGCATCAGCGTTACTCTGCGATGCGGACGGCGCGCGAACGCGGCGAGATTATGATGAGGTTGAAGAAATGACAGACCATGCAGCGGCGACCGCTGAAGCACTGGAAATGGTGATTGCCATGCTAAAGGCAGGGCAATCACCTGAAGACTTAGGCCCGATGGTTATACTAATCGGGCGTATGATGGCTAGGCGAACCTAAGCTAAGTATTGCGACAGCGCCGTAGCTGCTGCGCCGATGATGGCGAGTACGCCGGCCAGCTTGGCTTTCCAACCAAGGGCAGGCTTCGGCGCTTCGTCCATCGGCAAGATTTTACCGGCGACTTCTTTCACGGCAATTTTCGTGATGAGGTTCTTCAAGTTCATGTTACTCTCCTTACAGCCAAGAAGCATATTTCTTGGTTTTCAGTTTGCGGTCGTCGAGGCCATGCGTGCCCCCATTAATCCGCTTCGTCAGCGCAAGTATTGCACCGTCGCCAACGCCTTGGTCGCAAATACCCCACAGCTTGTTCCGGTCGAAGAACCAAAGCGCGCTCTCGAAGCACAGTTCGCCGGCCACAAGGTCAGGATTGTCCATCACGTCGGGGCGACCAATGTAGTTGGCAAATGCTTGGTAGTTGTCCTTGCCGGTTAGCTGGAGCGCGCCACGACCACGGAACTTCCAGCCGTCGCCGCTGCTCTCAGGACCGTTGCCCATGCGGTTAGCGTAGACGCGGTTGGCAATTTTCATCGGCTGGCGTTCGTAAGCGCGGGCCAGTGCATCGGTCGGGAAGTACTTACCAAAGATGCCGCGCAGACCCTTCGCGCTGTAGTTCAGGTTCTCGCTGAACGCCTTGAAGCCGCCCGACTCATGCGCCGTTTGAGCAAAGAAATGTGCAGCCCGATGAGGTGATAGTTTATAAAAAGCCGCAGCCGTTTTAAATGTACCCGGACCGAACGCACCATCTGCATGACACCCACATTTATGTTGAAGGTTTAAAAGGCTCATTTACCCGCACTCCGCCAATCAGGAAAGTCACTTTCGTCAACCACGCCGTCACCGTTGGCGTCGTAGCGCAAGTCGTTGCGGTACTTCTCCCACGGGGCGAGGTCGTCGTCATCGTCTTCTTCAGGCTCGTCGATAAAGACTGTGCCTTGCGGATCGTCGTACACCTTCGGCGCCATCGCTGGCGTCAGTTCAAGCGGCGCTTCTGGCTCTGGCGCCGGCGCAGGCTCAGGGTCGGTGTCACGGGCGTTAGCGTTGAGGCTCAGGCCGCCCAGCAGTCCGACAAGCGCGCCGATGATGGTCTGGAACGCAGGGTTAATCATCTCAAGGACGGCAGTGCTGTCCACGACATCGTTAGGCACGAACATGCCGACGACCAGCGCCAGCACGACGACAAGGATAACTGCCGACAGCGTAACGATTGCCACGCGAACGACAAACTCAACGGTGTCGTTGACGCCGTCGTGCTTGCTTTCAAAACTATTCAGGAAGCTCATCTTCTTCGTCCTTCTTCTTTTGCATAGCGCCGCTGCCCTGACCCGCCATAAGTCCTGCCAACGCCCCGACAATGAACGTCGCTATCGGGTTAATCAACTTGAAAAACTCAGCGTCGTTAGGGGACTGCCCTTCCATCGGCTGCGACACAAACACCAACGAGTATAGCACGGTCGCAACGATGAACGTCAGCGTCAGCGACAGGACGATCCCGACGATGAACCGCAGCAATTCCTCCGGCGTCCATTCACTTCTCGGCTTCATGTTCTTCTTCGCCTGTATTGATTAGCCATTCGGTGCAGTAGCCCATAGCGATGCAGCGCGGCTTCTTGCAGAGTTCGTCTTCCCAATTCGCAGGGTCTTGGCAATCGTAGCGGTAGCGGTCTTCGCAGCCAGCAAGCACCAGCGCCGCCAGTAGTAGACTGACTATACGCATACGCCCTCTAGCCGGCCTTTTGCAGCACGTTCATTAGTATGCCGATTAGCAATACGATGATTGTGCCGGCGGAAGTCATGCCGACTTTTTCAATACGCTTCATCCGCGCGCAGATACTCTCGTACCTGAACGCGCAGACCTGTTCGTGCGTGTTAAGTTGCGCTTGTGTTTCGTCGATAGTAGCCATTGTTAGCGTCTCATGGAGTTAAGATTTACAAACTGCTTTTCTTTAGGTAGCCTGCCATATATCGGCACGGCATACCCTTCAGAAAAATCTACATCTACCAGTGGTTCACCGGAGTCAGGGTCTATGTCGGGAAAGTTATACTGCTGTGCGACTTGCGCGGCTATCTGCGGCCTAAACATTTCGCGGGCAGGTGTACCCCGCGCCTGATCCAACATTTTATTGACTTTACCGAGCGCCATTTTATTAGCCGCCGCGCGCGACGCAAGCCCGCCGCCGGCTATAGTGGCGCCTAGCAACGCAAGACCCGGAGAACCACTATACATAGCTGAACCGGCGCCCGTTAATGCGGCTGCCGCCGGTAACGAGCGAACTACCTGCTGCGGCGTCGTAGGCAGGGTCGGCCCAAACGTCCCAAGCCCTTGAAGCGTTGACAACCCGCCAGTGCCGCGGCCCAAATCTTTTATTTGTTTTTGAATGGTAGGATCAAAAGCCCGCTTTTTTCTTTCGCTTTTACTTACCGACCGCGCCGCCGCCCGTATCGTATTAGCGGACAGCCCTTCCGCAGTATCGGTTGCTTTCTCTACTATCATATTTTTGATATTGTCAGCTTGGCTTTTGCGGCGATACGCCGTCCGCGCTTCTTTTATAGCGGATGCTGCGCCGGGGGCATCGCCAGCTATGACAGCGTTGGCGGGCGGCGCGTCAACAAAGTCGTCAATCTGCCGAATAATATTGGATGTTAAGCGGCGCTCGTCTTTATCAAGGCTACTCCCAGCGGTCCGCGCGACGCGACGTAAAATTTCCATTTGTGAAAACGAAATCGGCGTATTATTTTTTTGAGCATCAGCTATAACCTCATCTATACGCTGTAAAACGCGGTTCACCCTTGGGTGGAGAACCTCATCAAACTGCACTTTAGGGTCGGAAAGCGACGTGCGAATGTTCTGGGTTAGTTGTGAAATAGCAGCGGGGTCGAATTGAACACCAGCTTCCTCTGCGCGCAAATACGCCGCATTTGTTAGCTGCTCTAATTGATCAGACGTGACAGGTGTAGCGCGGGGGGTTGCCATCCGACCGCCGGCCATGCCGCCGGCCACCGACAAGCCAAACTGTGCAAGAGGATTTTCTATACCTGCGTACTCGCGGCCAATCGTAGGGGCCGCAGCAGCGCCAGCGCCAGCCGCAGTTTGCACGCCGGGACCGCGGCCAAGTTCCTGCATGACGTTGCGAGTTACGCCGGGCGCAGTAGTTTGTGCAAGTTCTCTAAATGCTGTTGCGCCGCTTAGACCCCCGCCAGCGCCTTCGACAGTACGGAACAAAACTTCCTGTTCAGGTGTCTGCGGTCTACGTCCAATACCAACAGTCTCATACCCACGGCGGATTGTCTCTGACGGCAGCGGAATAGTTTTAGCGTCAAACGCAGGGGCGAACACGTTATATATGGATGTACCAAGGTCAGCAATGCCCAGCGACGTTACACCGGCAGCAGCGCCGAGAGGCGCGCCAAGACCGCCGGTGGGGATGCCGGTTGCCGCAGCACCTAACCCCGCTGCCGTAGCGTAAGGCAACAGTGCGCTGGATATAACACCCGCGTATTGTGCAGCCGAACGGTCGGGGGCGGGTTTGGTTGGGACGCCCGAAAGATAATTAATAATTTCTGCGTCAGTATATCCGGCTTCGCGCGCGGCAGCGGTGTCGAACGCATCTTCAGTGGCTAGATACTCAGCAATTTCTGCGTCAGTGTAGCCAGCAACGCGCGCACCTTCGACATCAAACTTAGCCATGTTTACTTCCTACGGAAAGAGTCGAGAGCCGGTTTACCTTTGGACCCGCCAGTTGGTGTACCTTTTGGTTTTACGTATGTCATGCCAGCGCCGCGCACAAGTATCGGCAAGACTACGTTTTGCCATTTTGCCAGACGTTCGTTAGCGGGCGTGTTGGGGTCAGCTATATCACCCATCGTGCTAGCTATTAAGCGGACGTCAGCGTCTGAGATTTGCGCGCCTAACTTACCGCGCAACTTTTCAAACGTCATATTATCTTTTATTGACGCTAGTTGGCCTATTGCCACGCGCCCCGGCGTAGATTCGCCAAAGAAACCAACTATGTCGGAACCAATCTTTTCCAAGCCGCCGCTAGTAGATGCTTTGATTAACGCTGAAACTGAGTCTTCGCCCGTTTTTTCGTTGTAATCAAACAAATCAAGGGTTTTCTTAAATCCTTTCTGGCGCTGTTGTTCACCGATAGTTTGCGATTTGGGCGCCGCGCTTGTAGGTGTACCCGCGCCTGTCGATGTGCCTGTGCCTGTACGTGGAGGTGTAGCGGTTGCGCCGGTAGGCGCGCCAGCGCCGCCAAACACAGTCCTAACATACTTACGTGTTTCTAGCGGGACATGGTTAATCCAGCCGTTAGCACCACCTTTTTTCAGCGCGCTACGCACGGCGCCGGGGCCAGCGTTGTACGCAGCCGCCGCCAACTTTTCGTCGCCGCCGAAGTCACGTAACTGCTTTTCATAGTATGCTTTGCCGAGCGCAAGGTTATACTCAGGATCGTTGCGGTAGCGGTTGTCATCGAACGGAAGTCCTGCCAACTTAGCCGCTTCTGGCGCCGTGCCCGGCATAACCTGAGCAATACCAATAGCGCCTGCCGATGACGTGAGCGGGCGACCGTTGCGGTCAAACTGCTTACCGCGAGACTCCGCCTGTATCATTCTACTAAACGTATTACCGCCAGCGCCCGGCGTGCCGAGGCTGATCGACGGGCCGCCAACAGCGGGGGATGGCTGCTCCATCCGAGGCTGCACAAGGGGCGCGCCTGTGCCAGCGCCAACCGCGTATGGCGACCTAACGCCAGTGCTGGCGAAAGTAGGTTCGCGTGCCGGAAGACTGCGGTTTTGAGTTGGGTCGCCAATAAGGGCTTCGGCGGCTACGCCGGTAACTGGGTTTACGTTATACAAGGTGCTGTCAACAACTTGTTGGGTCATTTTAACCGGTTCTGGCGCTGCCGTAAACCGGAACAGTTCTTGACCCATAATAGGTGACGCAGGGTTAGCGTCGTAGAACACCGTAGCGTCGCCTACCTTTTCTGATTTTACTTCAGGCATCACAAATTTAAGCGCCGCGCGCGCGGGTTCCGACTGCGCGATAAATTGCATCACAAATAGTTTGCGTGCATTTGGGTCAGGTATATCCTGTATCTGTTTTAGTATGGGGCCAAATTTGTCCTGTTCCATCCCAACCGAGGCAAAAGTTTGCCCAGCCTGCATTATGGTTTCGTTGGATGGATCGCGCAATATGCCCACCAAGCCGGTGCCTAATGCGCCCGCTACTCTTGCGGGTTGCTCCGCGCCGAACTTTGCCACGTCGCGCGCTTCGGCTGCCTGCGCGTATTGCATCTCCTGACGTGTGCGCTGGGCTTGAAGGGCCGCAGCTTCTGCTTGACGCGCCATATTCATCATGTTTGAATACTGCGCGGTCTGACGCGCAGGATCAGGAAGCTGAGGGTTACGCGCCTGAAGGGCTATCATTTGGTTTGGCATGATTTATCCGTCGTCTGAAAGTGGGTTGATGCCGCCGCTACCGGGTGTTCTGTTTTTATAGTACTGCATAATGGCGTTGTTCATAGGTGCATTGGCTGCGTATCCACCTATCTGACCCAACGCGTTTGTCAGCGCGTTAGCAGAGCCGATGTAACCAGATGCGCGGGCTTGACCTGCGTTATATATGTTTGATGCTTGGTTCTGACCCATCTGTCCAGCAGCACCCGTAAGCACGTTAGTGGCGGACTGACCCGAACCCATCAGCGATTGCAGCGGATTAAGACGCGCCGACCGCTCGACCTGATAGCGGTTAAACGCGTTCTGATATTCTTGGCTGGCTAAGTCTTGGCCGAAACGCTGCACACCCTTCAGAGTGGAGCCGGACAACAGATTGCCGCGCGCGGCTGCCGACCGCTCTAGCGCCTTCATGCCTTCCGCTTGGCGAAAAGCATAGCCGGGGTCTTGCTGGAATTGATCAGTACCAAAGGCTTTCGCCATACTGCCGTAGCCAGCGGCGGTATTGTCACCGCCGATACCTAGTAGCCGCATAAGTTCATTTTGCGCGGTAAGGCCACCTTCACGAAATGGCGCTTGCAGTTCCGTTTGCCGCTGGAACATCCGCTCCTGCGCTGCGGTCGCGTCTTGCGCCGCGCGCTCTTGCGTTGCTGCTGCTTTTTTAGCTGCTTTTCCCGATATGGCGGCACCGCCAATTGCGGCTGTAGCTGTTATAGCTGCTGCTGCTGCTAGACCCATTTTACGCTTCCTTCAGTTGCAAACGGTACGCACTACCGTGATCTTGCGCGCCGAGGCGCTTGTATAGCATGGAAATACGGGGGCCGGAACCCCTTTTCCCTGCCTCAAAAAACACTTCGTCAACCCCTTTATTTTTTAGTTCTTTAATTGCTTCGCGTTGCAGTTTCAATCCCAGACCGGGGAACTCTGGCGACGCGAAGAATGTGGTGTTCGTAGCGGATAAAATGTCTGGGGAAGTCAGCGACGGCGATATTAGCGTCATCAGATAACCAAACATACGACCATTACACCGCGCAGTCATTATCTGCATAGCGCCAACATTGTCCAGCGCGCGCATCAGCGGCAAGTTTTTATTCTGCCAGTTGCCCGGTGTCTCGCCGACGCCCACAAGATGTTCGTCAAATAGCTTATCGGCATCCTGCACCCAGCTATCAAAGTCTTCTGTCTGAAAAGTGATGCCTTCGGGCGGCTCGTCTACTTTCGGCGTTAGCGCCGCTATCGTCTGGTGTTTGGCAATCGACGCCAGCTTTTCCATCGCTGGCGCGTATGCTGCATAGTGACGCATCATGGCTGGCATACTGATCTGGATGTTGACAGGCGCTATCTGCGCCCAATGCGCGGAGTCATGCGGCTGCTGAAGGCAATGCTCGAATACAGCAGCGCAAGTGTCTTCTTCATTCAGGCTGTCAAACGACACTGACAAGACGTTGGGCAACCGCGCCTCTATCTGGTCTAGGCTGCGGTCCAGCTTCAGCAGTACGGCGTCAAGTTTATCGCGGTCAAACTGCGTGCCGGGTATGCTCATCAGACTTTCAACAACTTCGTCGCGGGGCCGGCGTACAACCAGAACGCGGGCGTCAGGGGCAAACCGCTCTAGCAGTCTCCACCAAGGCGCGCCGGCTGTCTCCGCAGTGCCAATGTTAGGCTGCGAGAACCATGCCTGCACATCGTCAAGGCTACGCATATGCCGTAACTCTTCGTGGCCGCACATCCATTCACCATAAGTCAGAAAACGGGACAGCCAAGCTGATCGCGATCTGGGTAATGAAAATACGACGAAGGGCGGCATTAGCTAACCAGACGGCCTGACGCGCGGATGTTGATGGCGGACGCCGTGCCAGCGATTGTGCTGATGAAGCCATTGTTAGGCAGCACATGACCAACCAGTTCAGGAAACGTATACGTCTCTGATGGCTGGAGCGTCTTGGTCTTAACAATCAAGTTGTCGTTACCGGCGCTGCCCGCAGCCGTCACAAGGTTGACGCTGATCGTCGCTGCGCTGACGCTGTAGTTAGTTGCGGTGAACTTGTCGATGATCGTCTGCACGCCGTTCGACGTGTACTGCGTCGTCTGGCTGTTCTCCGCTGTCTTAGCGGGAATGATGTTACTAATAGATACGGCCATATTATGTCTCCAAAGAACTTATGTTGTCTGTCACCGTCAAAATGATTGACGGAACGGAAGGGTGTACGGCAGACGCCGCTTCAGCTAACAAAATAACAGATGTGTCGTCCACTTCCCACATTAATTCGATGTAGTCGCCAGCGTTTAGTTGGATGACGTAATTCCATGCAGCCAAAATTTCAGCGTTATTACCTTGTATGCGGATTTGACCGGCGCTGTCAGGGACGTTAACGCCGTTCTTGCGTAACCATATCCACACCAAACCGACACCGCCCGCCGTTTTATCTAGCTGCGCGGAGAACTGCACGTTGTAGACATTTGGCCGGTCAACAAAGATGCGCGACGTTGGTGTGCCGCGGGTGACGCCTACCGACAAATCAGTGGTGTTGAACGTCATGGCGTAGGCTGTGTTGATTGCTGCCGCTGTCTGTGATGTCGTGTCATAGAAAGAACCGTAGCGCGGCGACCGAAACTCTTTTGGTGGCGGCGACAGCGCCAGCGCCTGCAACTGCGATTGGATAACCGCGATGTCGCTTTCCGTAGCAGCCGGCGGCGTGACGCCGGTGGCCTGCGCCAGACTGTTTACCTTGGCATCCACGTCAGCCGTAGCAGAACAGCAGTCAGGGGCGCTTTCGGTTGTCTGCGCCAACGACTCCAGCATGGCGTCATAGGACGCTATCAGCGACGTAGCGTCCGGCGCTAACTCGACTTCGTCTTGGTTGGTCTGCGTAGCTGTCAACAGCGATAGGAAGAACCGATACCATTCACGGCTAATCGCGCCTGACCGTTCGTCGATCAGGGCCACACGCGGCGGCGTTAGCTGTGTAGGATTGATCGGCGAATACGCCATTAGGCAGTCGTTCCGCTGAGCAGCAGTTCAGCGCCCATGATGTAAATCCGTACAGGGTCGGTGCCTGACACTTCGTAGACGCGGTCGCGTATCTTCATCGTCGCGCCAAGGCGGCGCCAAATGGTACGATAGCCAGAACGGCCAATACGGCCCATCGACTTCCAGTGTTCGCTGGACCATGTGTGCCCGCCGTCGTCCGACCAGCGCAGCATGGCTTGCGGATTGCTGCCTTGGCCGTTGTTCAGGCCCACGCCTGTCTCGCAGTCAAGCTGCATGGAGTGCTGGATAGTACGCGCAAGGTTGTTAGCGCCCGTCGGCAGCGCACGCCATGACCGCAGCCATTTCTGCGGTGCGCCATCGTCAGCGTATACGTTCAGGTCGAATGAATAAATCTTGCCGTTCTGATAGTCGCCGACCACCGTAGTGGCGTTGAAGAACATCTGACTGCTGGCGCGGTGACGGTTAAACTCACCGTTAGCGAACGACGCCCGCTCATGCCATGCGCCGGTGGCGACATCATACACCCATGTGGTGTTGGCGGTGGGGAAGTTCAGAACGTAGAAGCTGTGGCCGTCCTGCTGATACGTGTAGCCGGTTGCGTCCGAAATGTCGGCATACTCTTGCATCTGCCATTCGATAGCGTGCGTAGACACACGCTGACCGATGTAGCCAGCGGCCCTGTAGACGATCCCTTGACCGCGCGCGTCCTTGCCTAGCCAATAGACTTGATTGTCCATCTTGGCGATGCTGTACGGCGCCGCGCAGCCTAGTTCGTTGAACGCGCCTTGGATACGCGTCAGCGGGAAGTCGAGCAGCCCTGCGTCGTACCAGACTTCGGTCGAGTTGGTGCCGAACACCCACACTTCGCGGTGGTCAACAAATATAGCGACCACATTGTCAGGGTTGCCTTCGGCGCTGGCAAACTCCAGCGGATCAACAGACAGGCCGTCAAGCAGCGATGTAACCCAGATTTTCTGCGTGCCGGGTTCGTTGAACGTAAAATAGCCGTCGATGTAGCCGACCGTGCCGGCGCCGGGGAAGTCAGGGTCGGTGATCTGCTGGAACACATCGGTGTTGGCGTTGTAGATGTAACCTAGCGGGTTAGCAGCTATGAATAGCTGCGTGCCGTTGTCAGCCATGCTGACAGGGCCAGTGCCGCCTACAGTGCCTTTGGCGACCGCGTTCCAGTTGCTGTCGATCTGATACAGCGTAGGGCCAGATACGGCATAGCCGTAGTCGCCATAGGTCCACAGCCCGCGGATAGGACCGATGCCAACAGTTGCTAGGGTAGTCAGCCCCGGCGCGCGCTGAAGGAACGCTGGTTCCTTGCCGCCTTCTGGGACAATCTCAGGAAATAGGTTAACCATGCGGTTGTCGGCGGCGTTGACGCTTCTAGCGACATACGCCGACCCAAGGATCGGCGTCTTCATTAGTAGTTCCCAGCGTAGATGTTGAACCGCTGACGTGAAGCAATCAGGCTGTACGGTATCGACATGATGTCATCAGGGTTGTTGATGCGCTTGATGTTACGCTTCGACGACATCGCCAAACGGCGGACTTGCGACGAAGGCTCCGTGCCGAACTCAGGGGCCATTTCGCAGGCCAAGTTATAACGGAACGCACGCAGATAGCCGGGCGGGAAATGTAGTTGCGTTGCCAGCGTCGCAGGCTGCGTCAGTTCTTCAACCGAAATGAAATGCCATGTCAGGTCCGCTGTGGGGCGCGGATAAATAAACATTTCAATGTCAGGGTACGTCATGTTGACGAAAATAACTTGCGGAAATGTCGATGTGACGGACTTGACCGCGATACCGTTATACTGCTGCTGGTTGATAAATTTGATGCCGTAGCTGACGCCGGTGCCGGGCTGGACGAAGTACGTCGATTCATCAAGCAGGACAGGGCGGTTGCCGACGAAGTCGCCGGAAGGCCCAAGCGTGCGCGATATTTGCCCTGCGGGCCATGTGAATATTTGGTCTTGTGTTGCAAAGACGGACAGGCGCTCTGTGTTCCAGCTATCAATCATCTGGTTCATGGCGCGCAGTGCGTCTTGCGATGTCTCAGCCGATGGAACTTCGCCTTCTGCCAGAACACCTAGAAGCCTAAGCGATCCGTTGATTATGTCCCCAGCCGTATCCATTGGTTAGTCTTCCTGCGTTGTGCGGCGGCGACCTTTGGCTGCCGGCATTTCGTTTACTGGCGCCTCTACAGGCGCGTTAGGATTATAGCGTTCCCAACCAAAATATTCATCAGAAATCGCTTCTTCTTCTGAAATAGCGACTTTTGCGCCGTGGACTTCGTGAACAAGATATATAGCAGCCATAGAAACTCCGTAAAATGGACGGCCCGAAAGCCGTCCACTATATTAGCTGATCGCCATGAACTGCCACTTGGTGCCGTCCGCATAGAACAGCTTGCCACGGCCAGTAGCGTTCGTCGTAATGCCGAGCGAACCTACAGGTGCGGAAGTGGTTGTTGTGTTAGCGGTAATCGCCGTGCTGAGAATGTAAACACCTGCGTTAAGATTGGCGGCTACTTCGTCGCCTGTTGTTTCGATTGTCGAAGCAACAACGCCGCCGTTGGCGACGATAGCGCCGGTGGCGACGATAGCGCCGCTAACCGTGACGCTTTCAAACTCAGGGTCGGCGTAAGCAACGCCTACTGCTTTAGTATTGGGCATAATTGTTCTCCTGAAAAGGATGCCCCGACCGTAGCCGGGGCAAACCTATTAGCCAGCAATGCGGTACAGGTTGTACGTTGTCGCGCTGGTTTTAACAGCACGGAACAACACGCTGCGCGATGCAACGCCTGTACCAACGCCAACCAGCGTCCAGCCTGTGCCTGCCGTGATGGTAGGAACGCCGGTGCTGGTAGCAATCAAAGCAAACTCAAACGACGAGTTAACTTTGGCGCTGCTAACGTCAGCGTCAACAACGCTAACAGCAGGAAGCGCAAGGTCAGCAGTGCTGCTTGACGTGTATACAACTGCGCCACCAGCCAAATCGGCAGTGGTCAGCGTAACACCTGCGGTGTACGCAGTAGGGATTGCGGATACGCCCAGCGTGACTTCGCCGAGGTTGCCGTCGCCAACTTGATAACCGCCGGCGCCATTAGGTAGAATAGCCATGATAAAAATCCTTTAAAAAGTTTGGCCCCCGGCGAACCGAGGGCCATGTTTAAATTAGCCCCACATCCGGACGGCCATTTGCGGACGGATCGTGCTGTAGCCATACAGAACGTCAATACGGCAAGGCATACGGTCGTTGTTGATGTCGTACTGACGAACAACGCGAAGCGAGATGCCGTTGTGTACCTGACGCGAAGCCATATCTACGCCTTGTGGGAGCAGAAGGTCGGCGGTTGCGAAGGTGATGGCATCCTTGTGGTAGATGAGGTTCTGCGCGTATTGCGAGTTGGATGCACCAACGAACACAACTGCTTGGCTGTTGGCAGGCAGTGCATTGACGGTAGCAAGCGCGTGACCAGCCGAGTAGATCGGTGCAACAGTGATGCTGCCTGCGCCAGAGCCGTTGAGCAAGACATCAGCCAATGCAACGAACTGGAACAACGAACCTGTGCTTTCACGGGTCTGTGGGTTGACAGCAAAGCAACCGTTTACAGTGAACACGTCACCAGCCTTGACGGTGTCGTTAGCGCCAGCGCCAGTGATGGCGATGGTGGTTGCGCCTTCTGCCGTTACAGCAGCCGAAGTCGAACCGCCAGTTGCGTCGCGCGTACCAGTGGTGAACTGCTTGATGGACTGCGACATATTGATTTCGTCGAAACCAAGTACGCCAGTACCCATCATGCCGTTCTTGAACTGCTTGCTGATCGTGTCGGTTGGGTTGAATAGACCCTTCATGCCTTCGACCAAACCAGCGTTTGCGGCTGGGTTGACGGTGGCATAACGTGGCGACATCACGGCAGCATTTTCGTTCAGCTTCTGCTGTGCAGCAAGAAGAACAGCCGAAGTAGCTGGCGTAGTGCCGGGCGTGCCGACAGTGTTACCGATGGTCAAGAACGAGTTTGCAACGTCAGCGTCGATGCTCGAAGCAAGCTGCGAGATACGTGGCTTCAGAACACGCTCTGCGAAATCGTCCAACTGCATGGTCAATTCAGCAGTGGTGAAGTTAACGCCGATGTGCTTCTGGTTGGCAACGGTCAGAGTTGTGAACTGCTCGTTGTCGTCCTGTACCTGAAGGGCTGCGCCATCAGTTACAAGTGCGCGGTCTGGAAGACGGATACGCAGGGTTGAACCGATCTTGGCACCTTCAACAGCAAAGCTGTCGTCGTACTGACGGTTTACGTTACGTGTAAGAACAAGGTTGTTTTCGAGAATCTCAAGCGCCTTGCGCGTGATCATGTCGATTGTTAAAATCGAGTTAGACATGGTAATAATCCTAAATTATCTGTTGCGTTGTGCCTCGAACTTCTTGATCTGCCGTAGCCGTTCTGCCTCAATCCAATCTGACGTACTCATGGACTTTACGGCCCGTGGGTCTGTCGTATCAAATGTCGGCGCACCAGAGGTGCGGGCAGTGACAGGTGCAATCGGTGCCGGGGCGTTGGATGTTTTTTTGAGCGTAGGTTCGGCTGTAAGCCGCGCCTCGATCATACCAATTTCCCTAGCTTGCAAAATGGGGTCCATACGCGAAATACGCTGGGCGTCTTTTTGGTTAAGCCCTAAGTGATAAATCACGTCGGGACCAATATCGGACGCTTGTATTGCTAGTGCCATCGCGTCGGTGATTGGAAGGTTGGGGTTGTATGCGACTTGTTCAAAGTCGTCATATTTGTCCCGCGCCGCCTCTTCACGTTCGTGATAAGACTCTAGCATTGCACGTTGCTGGCTGTCCTTTTCACGGCGTGCCAGCAGTTCTTCGGCTTTACGTTCGGCCAAAACCTCTGCGTAATCCTCATAAGTCTCAAATTGATCAGGGGTTATGTCGTGGATCGGCTGCTGCCGTGCCTGCATTTCCTCTGCTCTTTGAGCCTGTTCGCGTTCCCATTTACGCTGCTCTCTTGCGAGTCGTTTGCCTACAATGGCGTCCAAGTCTTCTTGTGTGAAGGTCTTGGGTGCTTCCTGCTCAGCAGACTGCTCTTCCGGCGTCGTGTTTTCTACAGGCTCGATTGCTGCCGTGGCTTCGAGTTCTGGCGCGGAGGCATCCGCTTCGGTAAAGACATTATCGTCCATGTTTAACCCTTAGAGAGTTCCTGATGAGCCGCATCAGTACGGTTGGTGGCTAGACTACATCATTTGATGCAGTCTGGCAATCTTGTTACGCTTCTACTTCTGGTAGTGTTTCTGGCGCAATTTTTGGGTGCTTTGCTGCATACGCAGCTATCACTTCGGCAGTGTGTATTGCGGCGCAGACAGCTTGTACGCGTGCATCTTGGGCGCTGTAGTCATCGCCGGGGGCGACAACGTGATGGTGGAATGTAACGCTGATTTGTTCACCGTCTTCGAGAATGGCGGTCTTTGTGCGGACTTGCACTGCACCCTCCTCAAAAACTTCAATGCTATCGGCTAATACATTTTTTTCTAAGGCCATTTTCATTCTCCTGTTTCCAGCCCAGCTATTTGGCTGGATATTAAATCTATGTATTGCAGTCTGGCAATATCCGTTAAGCGCGGACAAATTCGATTGATTGCACGAAAATATCCGCCGTCGTTGTTGCGCGGGTAAAATAAGCACCAAACAGGCTGCTAACAGCGGGTGCAACTACAGTGCCGACCAGCGTTGTTGTGTAGCTTGGTAACAAGGATACGGCGGTCAACGGGCCACCAGCGCCGAAGCCGACAGCGTAAGAAGCGTTTAGCGTTTCAGATGACGGTGACCGAGCGGTAATGTAAACTTCATAGCTTACACCGACTTGAAGCGGATGCAAAACGGTTGCGCTCACCTTTGGCAGCATAACAAAGAAAGGTGAGTTAGCCCCTGTCATAGTCGGTTTAATGACTATAGAGTCGCTCCCATTATATCCACATTCTTCGCCAGCGTCATTTGTGAAAAATCCTGCGTTCGGGGCTACATTTGACGCACTCAGCGTTGCGCCAGTGAGAGTGGCGACAGCGCGTTCAGTGTTGCGAAAGCCGTTATAGTTTGTGGTTGAAGGCACAACTATATCATAGTTGGCTGTATGCGTTGGGTTAAACACAAGGCTAAGATAGCTGCCTTCAATTTTTAACAGCTTTCCTTCAACCGCCGGAACACCTGTTGTCCCCGGATCATACAGTTTAACACTGCGTGCTGGGGTGTCGCCATCCAGATAAAATACGAAGTCAGTGTACTCACCTTGTCCGTCTGTACGGTTGTCTACACATACAATCGTGAACGGTGACGCAGGAACATTTGCGCCATATTGCGGGCATCCAATGTTCGTCATATCAATAGCGCCGACGGCTGGTTCACCAGCAGCCTGTTCGATATAGTTATTGTAAAGCCGCACATGGAGAGAACAGGTCTTAATGTGAGTTCCGCCAGCGTCGGCCATAACCAAAATATCGTTGTTTTCGATATGGTTTTGCGAACCGAAAGTGCCTGTGCTGATTTCAAGGATGTTATAGCTGGTAGCGTATGCAATCCTGTTTACAACTACACGGCCAATGTCGCAGCCCTGCATCATTAAGTTAATGTCAAAACGTTGAATTTTGCAGTTTTCGATTACAAAGCCGAATACTTTACTCATGGAAATGCCAGTGCCGACACCGTCTGAACGGGCAATCAGAGAGCAGCTACGGATGACAGGCTTCATGATAAACGGTGTAGGGCCGACTTCGGCAATCGTTTTGGTTTCGTCGTTAAGCCGAATTGGAAAATCAGCCGAAAGACGCAGATTTTCAATGGTAACGCCGTCAATCTGTTGAGATGGAGCGGTAACATCCTGAACCATTTGAAAAATACCGCTGCCAACAACAACGTTATTGATTATAGAGCCATCATCAAACTCGCCGCCGTTCGAGCCAAAAACGTGTTGGCCGGGGCGCAACTGAATAGGCGCAGTAACTTTATACACGCCTTCAGGCACAAACACTTCTAAGTTTGCCGCAACCGCAGCAACGAAAGCTGCCGTGCTGTCTGCAACGCCAGTAGAGTCAGCGCCATAGTCCAGCACGTTTGCTGGAGCAGACTTAATCATCGAATATGTGGCTTTGGTCAGCGTCATGTTAAAACCTTTATATCGAAGTTATAGTCTGCCAAGCAGCGCCCGAATAAACACAGAGTTTTGAAAGTGTCGTGTCAAAAACAACAGTTCCAGCCGAAGGTGTAATTGCGTTCTTTTCGGTGCTAGTCATGTTTGGAAAACGCACACCCTTTGTCGTTGACTGAACGTCAAGGATAGCCGTTGCGGCGGGTGTAGTTGTGCCAATTCCAAGGTTTCCAGACAAATCAAGAGTCATGGCTGTAGTATATGAAATTGCATTTCCAGCAGTTCCAGAGCCAGCAAGTTGCCATTGGTATCCTACACCGCTGAGTACCCGAAAGCGTTGCGCGGTATCGCTAGAGATATAGGTATCATTAATAGAACCGTTATTAACAAACCATGTCTGTATGTTTCCGGGGACTGAATAGGGTTCAGAAAAAATTGTTCCTGTAGTGCCAACGGATATTGAGTTAGCAACTTTTAAGTTGCCAAGCGTGTCTAGCGTCATACCGTTCGTGTATGTGCCGGAGACTTCGGCTGCGTTGTCAGCAGTAACCAGCCATTCCCAGCCAGCGCCGCCTTGCGCCGCATCACGCGATGCACGCATAAGAGCGCCGCCAGCGGTTCCAGATCGGTTTACTTCAAAGCCAGAATAATAGAAAGAACCTGAAAGTTCTGATGTAGCGCGAACTGTCGTGTTAGACGCGCTGGACTGAGCGTGTACGCGAGTAGCTGGCGATGCTGTACCAACGCCGAGATTGCTGGCAGTGTCAATCGTCATGGCCGTAACAGTGTTGTTTACGCCAAAGCCCAGTGGAATGGAACTGCCTGTGGTGATGCCTTTGGCAGTAGTGCCAATTACGAGGTTGCCCGCAGAAACAGTGACATTTCCGCCAGAGGCAAAATACATACGATATGTTGCCGCGCTACCTGCGGAAATATACAAATCGGTACTATTGTTGGGTGACCCCATATACCAGTTTTCATAGCCTGTACGGAGAAACTGAATGTTGGGGCTAGCAGCGGCTGCAATTAGCCTTAAGTTAGACCCAACCGCGCCAGTTCCTGTAGAGGTAATATTTCCCGTAGCCGCAATGGATGATGTTTCTAAACCTGAACCAACTATACGCAGGCGCTCCGTCCCGCCTTGGCTAAACGCAATTAAGTCCGCCCCCGGCGACCACATACCTGTATTGGTGTCACCAGTAAATGTGTAAGAAGGTAACGCTGCCGTGCCTAAGCCGTTGGCTACGCTGCTAGAGCTTACAGATCGCCCCGCCGTAAGATCGGCAACCGAAACCTTGACGGTGCTACCTCCCTGCACAATCGGTAAAACTTCCGTCCCCGCTAAGGGGGTAGCAGATGCGGTTAATGCAGAAATTTTCTTGTCGGCCATTTATTAAAATCCTTTATAGATTGCCAGTACTTACCCATGTTCCGGGGGTTCCCGCTACCGTACACATCCAACCTTTAGGTTGACCAACCGCAGGTGTGCTGTTCGCAGACTGATCTCCGACATCCCATGCGCCCGTTGCGGGAGCAGCAGTAGTTTGCCATGTGAACTTATCACCTAGTCGAGTCACAATTCGTCCAACAGTAGCGCCGCCCAGAGCAGCTCCTGACACTTGTGTCGTGACATTAATGAAGCGGTTGTCTACAAGCGGGATAGTGTGGTTTCCAGTAGTTCCCGAAATCATAAACCCAGTGTTGCAATCGCGGAACGTATTGCGTTCGTATATATAGTTAGGTGATCGTCCGGTAGTATAATATTGGGCTGCATAGAAGCCGTAGTAGAAATTATCTATTTCGTTATCAATTATGCGGGCATTTTCAGTTTGCGATGAAATTCTAATTCCGGCGTTTTGATCGCTCACCGTTGTGTTGTCATTTCCAGTAATCCGATTTCCTTTGACAACCAAAGTGCGCGTTGAAGCCTGCATATCTATTGCAATACCGGTAACGGCGCTACCAGACGTGCGAACAATACGATTACGAACAATGTTATGCCCTGCAATGTTTGCGTTTCCAGCATTTGGGACCACACTAATGTCATTACCGACATTGCTCAAGAATGTGTTGTCCGCAACTTCTACAAAAGCACTGTTGGTCGTAAGCACTAAGCCTTTGCCAAGTGACCCTTGGACAGTGTTGCTGCGTATTGACGCGGAGATAACAGGAGCAGTAGTAGCATTAACAGTGATGCCGCCTGTGTTTACGTTTGTATTTTGAAAGCGCGATATATAATTTCCGACAACTTCTTCGTAGCCAGACTGGACAAAATAGATTCCGCCAGAAAGAGTATTGGCCGTGTCATAGCCGTTTAGATCGCAAATGTTATTAGCAATGATAACGGGACCAGACGAAACGCCTTGCTTATAAATGCCTGTCCAGCGTGTGTTGCGGCAAACATTTCCTGACACAACGGTGCGGGGGCCGGAAACTGTGCTTGAGTTATAACCGATAACAATCCCATGCCGCCTGTTTCCGCCGGTTGCGGCCAACGCCCACGTCCCTGTTTCCGTGCAGGTTGTAGTGTCAAGCGTTACGCAAGTATTGTTGGATACCAAAATGTCGCCGTCATACCCAAGAGCGTCAATAAAAATGCCTTGGCTGTTATTAGACAGGCAGAAATTGCCGTCTATGATGTGACGTTCCGATGCTCCTGACGAGTAAAGTAAAATATCTGATGCTGAAGCTGCCGTCGAAACACCTGACGTAAACTTACCGCCATAGATACGGTTGCCACGAACTACGCTGTTTTGAACATTGCGGATGTGAACGCCGACGCCGCCGAGATCGCCCAGTTCTAGAAAGCAATCCAACACAGATAGATTGTTTACCGCAGACGCATAAACGCAGTTTACAAAATCAGTGTCGTTTCCGTCCGCAACTTTCATGCGAAGCGCACGAAACGTATTGCTGTTACCCGCGATAAATACATCTTTGTTCAGTGTAACTTGCTGGATAAGACTATCCCAGCCATCGCCATAAACCGTGACGCCGTTTGGTACGGTTATGTCGTCAGTAATTTTGTAATATGTTGTTGTCGCAGGGACATATACAGCCGCCACGCCGTTGTTAACCGCAGCCTGAATAGCAGCCGTATCATCAGCCGCACCATCGCCAACAGCGCCGAAGTCCTTAACCGAGACGTACTGGGCTAATTTATTTTCGACGTTAGTAGCAACACTACCTGTAAAGGGTGGGGAATATCCGACATCTGATGCGTCTACAGCCCCTGTAGATACAGAAATAGCGGTCGTAAACTTCACTTCTCCGCCGACATGTACGCCAGACGTAAACGTCACGGTGTCGCTGTCCGTTTCAAGATAGCTGTCGCCGACATACTGGTTCACGCCGTCGATGTAGACCGTCAGCGAGTTAGTGCCGGGCGTGTAATTGATCGTCGAAAGGTTAAACACAGTCTGGCCGGCGGTGGCCGTAATGACTTCTTCCTGCACCGTGTAGTTGACGAAGTTCGAGTTGACGCCGGTAATGTTATCGTAAGTGCCAAGCAGGATGCCTGTCGCTGTTTCGATGACAAACTTATAGACCAGACCGTCAGTCAGCCAAATCTCACCGCCCGGTACGCGTCCTGCGCTATCCAGAATGATGGGGTTGCTGTGCGGCGTAGCGCCTGACGCGCTGGTATACGTTGCCTGCGGCGTAGTTGTGCCGGCTGCATAGGTATAAATCTTGCCGCCCGACAGGATAACGCCGTTATTGTCGAAGAACTGCGCTGCGAAGCCGCCGATGGGTGAGGGGGTTACTGACATCAAATTACTCCAGCAGCAACAATCCGCCGTCCTCTTGGACGAGGTTGTCTCCGTTTTCAGTTTCGAGGTTGCCCTGCGCTTGATCCGGACCATAGCCAGAAAAAAACGAGATAATGCTGCCCAGACCGAGCGCAATACCGTTACGAAGGGCGCCACCAAACCCCATATATTAATTCCGGTTGATCGGCTTGGCGTACACCGTACCGTCGTTTGTCACGCGGATTGCGCTCACACGCCAAGGCGCGCCCGACGTGTTGACAGTCAGCACAAAAGGAATTGGCGTAAATGGCGGGATTGGCGTGCTGGCAGTCGTAGCGACAGCGCCGACGCCTACTTCGACGTAGCAAGCCTGATCCGACCAGACCACAACGCCCTGCGCGCCGGGAGGCCATGTGGACGTGTTACCAGCAGTGCCGGTATACGCCACGCTGTAT